AATTGTGATGTTTTTGTTTTACTTACAGTTGATGGTGGAACAAATTGGTTTGCCTTTACAGCTGGACAAGATTTATACTAGGAGATAAATAAATGAGTACAGGAACTAAAGCTATGATGGCTGCCGCTGGTAGTGGTGGAAGCATATCAAATGTAGTCATACCATGGGTCTCAAAATCTGATGCAAGTGGAAGTGATAAGTATTATTTTCATTTAATTAACACTAACGGAGATATTCAATTTTCTACAGAAATTGGTTATGGAGCTGGTAGTGGTAGTCCTTGGTATTATTTTCCTACCACTTGGAATGGAGGAGGTAATATTAATATTAATATGGTTGGTGATATTATGTGGGTTACAGCTGCATCAAATAATCAATGGTGGGGTATTGATGTGCTAACTGGCGATATTAGTTATCATAACAATCCTTTTACTTGGAGCAATGTTAGTCAATATGGTCCAGCTTACGGAATATACACACCATTTCAAAACGGAACAAGCGGTGGTACTCCTTGGTTAGATATTGGACAATTAATGTATTATAATTATTCTGGAACTCATAGACAGCAATTTGGTATGATTAGACTAACTGGTGATAGAACAGTTGCCCCTACAGGAAGAACTCAAACTAAATCAAGTTCATGGGGAAATACTGCATTAAATAATGGTGGTTCTATAGTAGGTTTTGATGTTAATAGTACAGGGTATTCTAATTGGGAAGACCAACTTTTTTATCAAGAAGGAGCTGTTCCTCCTACCTCTACTTATAATGTAAAACTTTATAGAGCAACCTTTCAAAATACTTTTGGTTCTAACACTTATGAACCCAATCTGTCTGGCTCTAACAATTATTTTGGTCCAACCTCTAATTATTCAAGAGGAACAGGAGTAAGACTAACATCAACGCATGGTGCGCAAAAATATTTTGATGAAAATTGGTATTTTGTAAATCCTTCTAATACTCAAGGTAGTGGTATAGGAAACACATATCAAGTACCAACACCTAGAAATGAAGCTAATGGTGGTGTTCAACCTACAATTACTAGCCCTTGGAATGGAGGTACATTTTCTACAAGTTCTAACCAAACATTTGATTATCAACAACAATCTCCATTAGCAAGTAACTTTGTGAATGGTATATATGGTTGCAGTAGCACTTATGGTAGTGGAGGAGATGGTGGCTTTGCTTCAAGATTATTATTTATGGATTTAGGAGGTACTTATGGAAGTCAAAGTGTTACTGTAGGTCCTGTATTAAGTTCTAACAGATGCTATCAAGCAACAGCTAATATTTATGCTAGTTCGGCTGGTTCAGCTAATTATGAAATGATGTCTTGTTCTATGAGAAGAATTAATGATGATGGATATATGGCTATTTTAGTTCCAGACTGGTCTGTAACAAATAAAAATAGATGTGATTTAATGATATTTAATAAAACTACGCAAGTAGGTTCTACTATAAATATAGATTTTGACACAGCTAAACAAAATAAAGCTCATAAAATTCTTGGTGCTGGAGAAGATTCTGAATGGGGAACAGCATTACATACTGGAAGCAACACCAGTTAATTAATTAAAACAAAGGAGAAAAAAAATGTCGCAAGTAAAAGAAAAAAGCAGAGGTGTTATAGATGAATACCCTTACTCTATTACAAAATTAAAACAGGATAATCCAAATACAAGTTTTCCTTCTGAGATAACAGATGAGGTATTGCAGTCTTATAATGTGTACCCTGTTTCTGTAGAAGCACAACCAGAAATATCTAATGATAAAAGGTTAGAACTTGACGAAGCACCAACTTATAAAGATGGTTCTTGGAGTATAGGTTGGACTGTAAAAAACAAAACAGAAGAAGAAAGAGTCTCTGATGAGTACAGTAAAAGACTAGAAAGAGATGAACTGTTAAAATTAACAGACCATCATGCTCTTACTGACAGAACTTTATCTGATGAAATGGCTACTTACAGACAAGACCTTAGAGATTTGCCAGAGCAAGAAGGTTTTCCATATATTGATATGCCTACTCAACCAAGCGAATAGGAGTAGAAATGTTAGTATTATTAACTATTTTAACAAGTATAGTTACTTTATCATCTTTGGTATGCTCCTTTGTTCCTTTAAAATATATACCTAAAGATTATAGAAAGTATCTAAAGTATTCTGCTTTAAACTTCAATAATGTGCATTACGACTGTAATCACGAAGAAGGATAATTGTCATGGCTGGTTTATCCGAACTAGAACAGGGTAAGTTAATTGTCGCTGTTGAGTCTTTGGAAAAACAAGTTAATAGGTTGAACGGAAGAATTGATTCTCTTGAGGGTCAATTTAAGTCTGGTAGGGGGATAATAATAGGAGTATTTCTAACTGCAAGTGGTATATCCGCAGCTGTTGCTACCAGTCTTGGGAAATGGTTTGGGTAATAACAACAAGCAGTTAGGCAGAGTTGGTGAATTAATGGTTTGTTTAGAGCTAGAAAAGTTAGGTTATCATACTTCTTTAGTTGAAGCGGAAGGGTATGACATTATAGTAAATGTCTTAAACAAGCCTGTAAGATTACAAGTAAAATGCTCTGGAACTACTGACAAACATTCTGCTAAAGGTGGCAGACCTCGTTATAATTTTTCTACCTCTGTTGGAAAAGCCAAAAGAAAATTAACCAAAGCAGATACTGATATTGTAGCTTTAGCCGCAGTCAAAGAAAATGTAATTATTTTTAAACCAGTAGAGGAGATAAAAGGAGCTACATTAAAAATATCAGAAGCTCATTTTGAAAATAAGAAATCTACTAAAGAATCTTTTGAAAGGTGTTTGTCGTGTTTGGGTTAGTCGGAAGTTTAATTGGTTTTGCTAGTTCTACAATTCCATCAATTATTGATGTATGGAAAACAAAACAGCAAAACGCTCACCAGTTAAAAATGTTAGAAGCTCAAGCTAAGTTTAAAGTTCAAGAGCAAGAAGCAAAAACAGATACAGCAGAGGTTGCTGGTGTTTATGCTCATGCTCAAAGTTTAACTTCTAGGGCTAATACTTGGGCTGTTACTCTTAGCTCTACTGTAAGACCTATATCAGCTTACTTAATTATTACTCTTTGGCTAACAGTAAAGTTATTGGCGGTGTTACAAATTTATTTTGATGGTGGAGAAATTTACAAAGTTATTGATGTTATATTTACAGATTATGACGCTGGTTTAATGAGTTCCGTAATTTGTTTTTATTTTGGGTCTAGGGGTATGGAGAAATTTAGAAAATGAACAATATTATAGAAGCAATTAAAAGTATTATTTCACCAGAGCAATCTTGGTCTGCTTTTGTTATGAAAATTACTAGCCTTATTATTGTCGCTGTAATTGGGTATATAGGCTTCCAACAATATACAAGTTTTACAGTTGAAGAAGATACTGAAATTCCAATAGCAGAAGTATATGAAAAAGAGCCAGAAAAGAAAATAGAGGTAGAAAACTTAATTACTAGACTTCTTAGGTCAAACAGAGATATTGAATCAATTTGGCTATATGATTGGATTGATGCAAGAAACATAGTGCCTTTATTTAATGAGCCAAGAAATAGTGCAGATTTATTACCTACTGGGTATTGGATGGAAGGTGATGAATATGTTATTGGTCATTTTGTTTTAAGCCAATGCACTTCCCTTGATAGAAGTGTGCCTAATACTGCTTGCCCTATTATGTCCTCAGAAGATGCTTGGGGTGTTCTTTTGGTAACTTATCAAGATGGTGTAACCCCTGATTTAAAAACGACAAAAGCTACAGCTATGAAGATAAGTGAAATATTGTATTTGATAGAGAGATAATGAGTTTATTGCCAGATAATACGATTCGAGTTATAAAAATAGTTATTACTAAAGAGGAAAAATAATGCCTTATGTGCCTATAAATTTACCAAGTGGTGTTTATAAAAATGGAACAGAGCTACAAGCTAAAGGTCGTTGGCATGATTGTAATTTAGTTCGTTGGAACGAAGGTGCTATGCAACCTATTCGTGGATGGACTCAAAGAGGTACTGCTGTAACTACTGGCAAAGCTAGGGCAATAAGAGCATGGACAGACAACTCTAATAACAGAAGAACAGCTATAGGAACTTCTTCTCGATTATATATTTATACAGAAGATGGTACTCAATATGATGTAACTCCAACAGGATTTACTACTGGATTTGATGATGCAACAGCAGCAACTGGTTATGGTAATTATACTTATGGTTCTGCAAATTACGGAACACAAAGACCAGATGGAGGAACTTTAATTCCAGCTACAACTTGGTCTTTAGATAACTGGGGTGAATATCTTGTTGGTTGCTCTAATAGAGATGGCAGAGCTTATGAGTGGACTGGAAATACAGGAACTGTTGCAGCTCCCATAGCAAATTGTCCAACATCAAATCAAGCCTTAGTTGTTACTGAGGAAAGGTCTTTAATGTTAATAGGTGCTGGCGGTGATAGAAAAAAAGTACAATGGTCTGACTTAGAAGATAATACAGACTGGACACCCTCTGCTACCAATCAAACTGGTTCTTTTAATATTACTGGTGCTGGTGAACTTTTAAATGGTATAAGGGTAAGAGGACAGATTCTTATTTTATCTACTGTTGATGCTTATGCAGCAACTTATGTTGGACTTCCTTTTGTTTACTCATTTGACAGAGTTGGCTCAAATTGCGGAGCTGCTTCAACAAATTCTTCTGTAGCTACTGAAACATTTTGTGCTTGGTTTGGTAGAGGTGGATTTTTTATATATGATGGGGTTGTAAAACCCTTAGTATCAGATGTAAGTGATTATGTGTTTTCTGATTTAAACAGCTCACAAAGGTCAAAAGTTTATGGTTTTAATAATTCGTCAAATTCTGAGATATGGTGGTTTTATCCTTCTGCGAACTCTAATGAAGTTAATAAGTATGTTGCTTGGAATTACAAAGAAAATCATTGGATTGTTGGGGAATTAGCCAGAACTTGTGCTACTGATAAAGGTACTTTTGACAACCCTTTAATGGTTGGTGCTGATTATAAATTATATGAACATGAAACAGGCTACAGTTACACAGGCGAATCAACTGGTGTATTTGCTGAATCAGCTCCATATCAAATAGACCAGCAAGAAGGTCGTTTAATGAATGTTCTTAGTGTTATACCAGATGAAAATACATTAGGGGATGTAACAGCTACATTTAAAGTTAAAAACTATCCTACTGGTACAGAAACTAGCTATGGAGCTTTTGCCTTAACTAATCCAACAGATGTTCGGTTTAAAGCTAGAGAAGTTAAGTTTAGAGTTGATACTGCTAGAAATACTGATTGGCGTGTTGGTATAATGAAGATGTATGTTAAAGCTGGCGGAGCAAGAGGTTGAAGTTACCAACCGCACCACAGGAGTATAGTTCAAGTCTGCAACAACAGACTAATTTTATTGTAGAACAAGAAGATAGAAGAAACTTTAAGAAAGATACGGATATAAATATTAATGATGGAAGATTAATACTGAAAGCACCTAACGGAACTCGTTACAAGCTAACTGTAGATAACTCTGGAAACTTAGGGACAACAGCGATATGACAATAGAAACTTTTGATAAATATAGACAGGCAGTTCAAAAAGCATTAGACTATGGAAAGAATAGCCATACTGTTGAGAATGTAAGAGAAAGTATAGCCAAAGGTGATATGTTTTTTCATAACTTTGGAAACTCCTTTATTGTAACAGAGGTTCATGTTTTTCCACAATATTATAATTTACATGGCTTTTTAGCTGGTGGTAAAACAGAAGAAATAAAACAAATAATGCCAATCCTAGAACGCAAGGCAAAATCAGTTGGTTGTAAATACACAACTTTAACTGGTCGTAAAGGATGGCAAAGAGAATTTAAGGATGTTGGTTACACACCAACTTTCTTTACTTTAGATAAGGAGTTATAGAAATGGGAAAATCAAAATCTAGTGGGAGTTCAGAGTTAGACCCAGCAATTAGAGGTATGATGCAAGAAACTTTTGATTTGGGTAAATCAACTATTACTGAAAGAGTTCCTGTTTTAGATGCTAATGGAAATCAAGTTTACGATAGAAGTAATCCCTTTGGTGCGCCAATTCCATTATATGAAGATAAACTTAAAGAGTACCAAGAATACACAGGAGATAGATTTGCAGAGCCTGATACTTATACAACTATAGGGGAAAGAGAAGCCTTAAAATTTTTAGGCGGTGATAGTTTTCAAGAAACAGATAGGCTTAATAATCTTTATGATGATATGTATGCTAGTTCGAGTTACTCTCCGTTAGATGTTTCTGCCAGAGATGTAGCTTCAAGAGATGTAACTGCTGGATTAATTGACCCAGCTGCAAACATTAACGCTTATGATTTTTCTTCCAGAGATGTTGTTGG